CGATATTCTTGGATTTCCTTTTCCAGTTCAGCGATGCGTGCTTTTAGCAAAAAGTTTTCGTGTTCAAGGTCGTTTATTTTTGATAATGCTTTGTCATATTCGTAAAACTCACTCATTGTTCACCTCTTGCATCTCGGGTAGGGACATCCAGTAATCGGGTGTTTCCCCACATGCCCAACCTCTATCAATGTCATAATAAAGCGTGTAAGGAACTCGATAGCCCTTGTATCTAATAAGTGTCCAATCACTATTCTCTGGCAACCTCTCACTTACAGGAATCCAGCGTTGCGCCGCCTCAAGCTCGGCAATATATTCCTCAAGATTGTCGTGTGCTTCCATCATTGCCGTGTGATATTCTCCCCCATCCGTTTTATTTCCAACAGCGGCGTTATAAAGTTTATTTAAATCATTCACATAATAATATTCAATACTCATTTGATACCTAACCCTTCCTGTGCTTTCCTCTTGCACCAATTTGAATTATGTTTTTCGCCATTCTCGTAAATATCATTCAGCGCAAGCCACCGCTTATTCCCCAAGTCGGTCGCAATTTCAAGTTGGCTCATTTCATCATGAAGCAACTGCGATAATCGTTCACTTTCCGCCTCAAGCTCGGCAATGCGAGCACGTAACTCATCCTCAATCGGGCGGGTGTTCCAGTCATCTATGGCAATAGTCTTACTCAAATAAACAGGGCACTTTTCGTTATCACAAAAACACCGTTTATCAGTAATGCCCTTCAATGTCCAGTCGTTGACTTTTGGCATTCCACCACAAAACGGACATGGTTTCATTTCACTCATTGTTCACCTCTCCTTTCAGTAAATGTCTTAGATGTAATACCTGGTATAGGTCATCTAAGAATAATGTTTTATCTCTACCTAGTGGCTGATGCTCTACATATAACAGCTCATCTCCTGCTAAAGACCAACCACCACATTCAATAAGATATGTGCCATCTTCACGAAGAACATAAGTAGCTACTGCTGTCTTATAATCAGTCATCTTTAATCCAGGCATTGTATTTACTCCTGTTCTCAGTCTTTGACATATCTAACTGGGATGCCTTACGATTGATTTTACTGGGTGTTACAGGCGTTTTGCGCAGCTTAGCTATACCTAATGCCCAATTCTCTACAGATGTGGGGTTTTTGACAGGATAATCTGAGTTGTTCTGCTCTCTAATTGCTATCCTGTAATCCTCTGGGGTTACTCCCTCTGCCCTAAATCTATCTACCATCTTCCCGAATGCCTGCATACCAGCTATTAGCTTCCCTGTTTCCTGTTCCCAGATGGTTTGAAATTGTTTTTCAAATTCATCGATGCTATTAATTTTATTATTCTCTGATGTAGTCTCTGTAGTAGTCTCTGTTATTAACAACAGGTCATTTTGGGATGTTGCATCAGGACAATCTGTCTCTATCGAAGAGGACAACTTGTCCTCATGGAGTACTTGTTCTAGAACGGAATAGTCTATCTGATAGTATTTCTTTCTATCAGTGCTGGCATCCTGGTATGAGACAAGGATACCCAGGTTCTCTAATTCAGTGATGGTTCTCTGGATAGTTTTGGTAGACCAGAAGGGGAAGTTTTCCTGCCAGCCCTCATAGGTATTATAGACATAATCTGTTTTAGATTTCTGCAACCAGTAGTGGATTTGCTGTAGGACTATAGCGTTATTGAGACCTATCTTTGTTGCCAGTGATGGCAGTACGATGAGTGGATATTCATTGAGCAGTTTATTTGTCATCGCTTCTCCAGAGATAAGGGGGGCTGTAAGTCGCAGCGAATGTAGTCCTAACGATTTCTTTTATCCCAGTGTTATCATCCTTAAGCTTAGGACTAGGGTCTTGCCCCTGATTTATTTGCTGTGTAATTAATTGTTTCTCCAGGTTGGTAATCCTGGCTTTCAATTGAATGGTGCTCATATTCAATTCTACTAAGTATCTTTCTATTTGTTTAATGCGTTGCTTGGTTTTCTTATTCATTGCGCTCCTTTCTACCTGCTGAATGTTTGCTGATAGATTATTATTATATCATTGCTGATTTACTTGTGTCAATAATTAAATAAAAAAAGCTGACTATCTATTGCTAGATAATCAGCTTTCTTAGATTACATTATGCTAGATACATACAGGATAATCTTATTCAGTTCCTGTAGTGTTTGTGCATTGATGAGGTATTTACCGCCCTCATTATATGGTTTTAGCCAGTCAAGGATAGCTGTGATTAGAGGTGGTTCTAATTGTTTCACGCTGTACTGACCGCCTATTGTCTTGATTACTTCTGCGTATGTCTCTTCATCTGGTATTGCCTGATGCAGTAGCATACCTACAAGATTAGTTTGTTTCTCTGATGCTGGTCGTTTAGAGAATGCTGATTGATTAATGCGTGCTACTATCATAGCAACTTCTTCATCATCAACTTCTTCAGCATCAATATAATCTGAGTCATCATCAGTGAATGGTATCTGCTCTACTGCTTTAGGTTTAGTTACCTTTGGCGTAGTGGGTGGCGGTACTTGCTTTTGATTACCAGGCTTATACTGGTTCTGATTGTTACCGCCTGCGTTGTTACCATCGTCATCATCTTCAGCAATTACTCCGCACATACTGACCCAGCCATATCTGCGCAGGTAAGTATTGTACTGTCCTGCAACCTGAGCATAATTGATTTGTTTCTGCTTAGGGTCGTTGAGATTAGGTTCTGGCAATGGCAGTAGAATATTATCAGTAATGAACTCTCCTGATTCATGGATGAGTGTAGTACTGACGCCCACATAATTAGCATTGCCAGTATAGCGTGAGAGGTTACTCTGAATGATAGCTAGTCCGTACTTAGCTAGTATTGGTTTAGTAACTTCAATGACCTGAGCAAGGTCTGCATACTTACTATTGAAGTATGGATTAACTTTATTGAAGGGTATCTTAGGCATCTCTGCAGATGCTAATACCATTGCTGACATGATTGCTTTTGTTGTTGTTGATGTTTCCATATAGTTACCTACCTTTCACAAAAATTGTAATAAAAACGTGGCATATGGGTAAACATCATTGTACCCAGTACGCCATCGTCTTTTCTTTTTACCATTACGAATGGCGCAAGGAAGCTCAGTACTTCATACTTCTCCTGCAATTGGTCTGTATCTACCACGTCATTATAACGTTCTGATAGTTGTGCAAGTACTTCTTCTTTCTCAGTCATTTTTCACCTCTATTGATACTACATTAGATGATTTGATTGTGACATAAGGTTTCTTAGTACTAAGGCACGTCATAACCTGTGGCAATGCCACTGACATACCCAGTAATTTATCTATGTTAGCGGTATAACCGCCCTTAACATAGATAGCTGATAACTTATTACCTTTGACTGTCTCTCCATATAAGAGAACATAGTCTTTTACAATAGATTCCTGTGATGAGATAGACCTATCAAGGTCTGTGATATCATATTCTGCTTCGATATCTTTTATCTGTTCTAGGATTTCAGGAGTCATAAGCTCATTAATGCGTACTTGTTTCTCATTAAGCCAATGCTCTTTATATGCTCGGAGTTGTTCTAACTTATCTAACTCCCACTTGATTACTTCTACTTGATTTAGTTCTGGCATTTTATCTCCTTTCTAAATAATGTGGTTTGGGTGTAGACATAAGCATATCGCCTGCCATGCTCTCTAGGTCTACTGATACTTTGCTATCTACCTGAGTACCTGCGAAGTCACTGACTATCATAACCATATCTGCCCAGGTGTGTGCATATTTACCATGTTCTTTCAAGCCTGTGGTAATACCACTAGGCATTGAGAACTTTTTACTCCAGGAGTCAATGATACTATCAGTGACTTCTGTATTGAGCTTGATACCTACAGCTTCAATGAATTTCTCGATACCGATTGCGCTGTTGCGTGCTGCTTCTAGTATGCTGGTGCGTACTTTGATATCGATTATCTTTTCATTGCTGAACTTATGTATCACTTTGAGTGCTGATTCTGTATTGAACCCCATGAGTACGCCATTGGTGCAGTATGAGCGGTAGAAGCCTGAGTCTATTCGTACTGAACCTGTACCATCTTCTGAGTTCCTGATATGGATAGCTGGTTTCAGTCCTTCTCCTGCCTTACCGCCATCATACAGTTTTGTAGTACCGCCAGTTTTATCCTGGTCGTATACTGCATCCTGAAATATTATCCAGGCGTTCATGTAATCATCTACGTAGGGTTTCCAGATTTGTGGATGTAAGTCTTTCAAGCCTGTATTACCTACAGCTTCCATGACTGAATCCCAGAGGTGTCTGTGATTGTAGATTGCATACTGGTCTGATAGTACTGCACGTACAATCTTCTTATCATGGAATTCTCTCATCCTGAACAGGCAATTCTCAGTGTAGGTATCTTTCATCCTATTGATGATTACCTGTTCTAGGTCTACAGGGCATTTACCTGTCTGTAGCCAGGTTGCTGGTGCATTGATGCGATTGCATAACTGCACGAATGCATTGTCATTGAGGAAGCCTTGTTCCTGCCACGTACCGAATACAGTTTCACCATTGAGTACAATTTTCTTAGGTGCGATGTATTCTGTTTCAGTGAGATAAGCTTTCTCATCGGATAGCTTGCTATCCCAGTCATAGATTTGTTCCTGGAACTTATCTAATTCAATAAAGCTATTTCGTAAACTCATATTATCCTCTCCTTTAGGCATTCTCTATTGATGCCTTGATAAAAACAGTATTGGTTTAACATCCACTGGGCTGGAATCTTTTTGGATATATATTTATGGGGTTTATTGCGATAGAATGTGACTTCTTTTCCTTCGTCTGTACCAGTTCTGATGCAGTCGATGATGTGTTCTGCTAATCTATCTTCTTGTGATTGCTGCCATTTGCCTACGTCTACTAGAGTGATTACCATTCTCTTCAGCCTGAGATAATCCTTATGGATATAACAATCTTCATACTCAACATACTTATACATATTGAATACTAGGTGATAGTATCTCTGTCTATGTATGTTGATTTGATATAAGAGGGTAATATCTAGAGCGTAGCCTGGCATGTCAGTAATATAGAATGTCATCAAAAGTCTTTGACGTTTCTTAGGGGTATCAGCCATGATTATATTCTTTCACTGGGTAGACTATATACTGATATTGAATTGATAATCCTTTCCAGGGGCGTAGTTTATCTTTACCCCAGGGGAAGTAGATAAATCCTATATCATAACAGTAATAGTCTACGCTCATATCTTGTTTGAATCTACGGATTACTCCGCAACCGAAGCTCCATCTGCGTATGAATTTTATCCTAAACTTCAGTAGCCTAAGATAGATATGATAGGGTAGCATTCGGTCTCTGAACACTTTAGATAGGCGTAAGATTGGTTCGTTGAATACGTGCATATAGACTCTCCTTTTGCAATTCAAAGTACTTTGCAGTTGTAATAGTTCCTGTTCCAGAACAGGTTGAACAAACTACAGGGAAGTACTTAGCCTTCCCTGTTTTCAAACTGATACGTTTGACTTTCTTATACTTGTCGCCACCGCAGTCAGGACATAGGCATCTGCTAATTTGTGACATCTTGGTATCCGTCATCTATCTCTATACCCCCTGGGTATGTCTTGACTAGCTCTAGTGCTGTCTTGATATTGTTCTCATACAATCTCTTATCGCTGTACCTGCCGATATAATCTTCTCGTGGCATATTAGTTAGCCACTCTTCGATATCAGCGATAGTGTATAGATTGTAGATATCAATCCAGAAAGAGGTAGGCTTGAAGTGATAGTCTCCGTTACCATCATAGGTATAGATTGCCACATTAACCTGTATATCATATAGGTTTTGACATCTGATACCTACGATGCGATGCCAGTTATTGACAAACTCATTACCGTACTTGAATGTGACTAAGTTCTCATTGAGTACGATATATGGGTAGATTACATCTACCAGTTTAGTTTTCATTTGTATTGCTGTTATAGCATCTCTTAGCTTGGGTACTGTTGCGTTCATATTCGCTCCTTTCTAGAATGGTACATCTGACATAGTTGAATTGCGTACTGCTTTCAGATAGATATCTTGTGTTTCTATTAACTGTGAGATAAAGTATTTACTCCAGTTAAGTTCATCATAAAAGAAATCAAAGCGGTGTACTTTGTAGCTGTTACCTAATGTTTCGGTAAAGCTGTTATGTAATACATTGATAGCTTGTATGATATCTTTGATAATTAGCTTAGATTTTTCATTACAGATACTGGTGAAGATTTTCAAATCATCCTGATATTGTTCTACATTATTTTCATATTGTTGTTTCTTGATATCGTCATCCTTTAATTCCTGGTAGTGACGATTGATATTCAGATTAGAATAACTGTAATATTCTGCATGTAAATTTCTTATATCCCTCAACTGTATATGAGATGTAACTAAGATTTTCTCTAAATTATTTAGATACAATTTATTTTCTGAGATGATTTTATCTGCGATGCAGGTCATGGCTTTAGCATGTTGTTTGAATGTACATTTATTCAGCCAGTGTCTATCTTCATCGTAGTTTTCATAGTCCCAATCTAGTCTTAATCGATTATCCCAGTGAGGGAACTCTACGTGGATATAAGGATTTGTAAGATTGTTTTCCTTTAATCTATGAGCATCATATATTTTATGATGATATACATGCAGGTTGGTAGTATGTTTTTCTGTTAGATATCTCCAGGATAACCAGTCACTGATATCAATATGTGGCAGTGTCATATAATACTGTCCTGATTGTGTGTATAAAAATCCTAATCCTTGGCACATGGTTTCACGCTCCTTTCTATTCTAGATATGATAGATAATAATAATTGAGACTGCTTATGATGTAGCTGTAACAGTCTATTACTGCGATAGGTTCATAAGGGTCGTCTGAATATTTTGGCTTACGCTCAGGATATTTTAGATAGAGTAATGCAGTGTCTGCTGCTTGATTGATACGCTGATATGCTTTACTAATAAGCATTAAGATTTGTATCTTGTTAAATCGATAACGCAGTACATACTCTTCATCTACTGCCTTCCTTGGATGAGACGTACTCAGTATCACTGATTTCATATCGTTGAGTTGCATGCTCTTGATATATCCTTGATTAATTTTGAGTATCTTTCTGCCTGATATAGCCTTAAGTTTAGTTGGTACTTTCATATTCGCTCCTTTCTATCTGTTGTGATAATGATTGTCATAAGCTTAATCCACCTTTCTTTCCGACACATAAGTATCTGTGACTATGTACTAACTCTGGATTGTGATAGTCTGTCTCTGTCTTACCTACCATAGTCGCTAGGTATAATGGGTTGCTATACTGCGCATAGAACCTGACATTGAGGACTAGTAAGCCTGGCTTATCTATTACAATATTCTCCTTGTCATACGATATACTCAATAACATTTCACTCCTTTCTCTAGTTAGTTTTTATTTGCTTTGGCTTTATTCCCCAGGCAGTGACCCCCCTTGTTTTTTTGGGGGATAAGTTAGTGTATCTAGTTATCTATATCTGTTATCTAGAATACACTAACTTATCTGTTTGCTGTCTATTTTCTTATTTCTTTTTCGGTATTGATGTTTCATCAATTACTAGGCATATAACCGCTATAACCACTATGAGTAGGTACACTATGTAATCCCAGTACATTTCAGTTCTCCAGATAGAGTTCTATATCTAGGTCGCCTACCATACTCTCTAGTTGGCGTTTTACCACTGCCGTATATAGTTCTCTAGGTAACTTTATTTCTATATAGCTAGGCTCATATGGACTATAGGTGATGACACTAACGTACTTAGGGTCTATCAAGTTGTATAGATGACTAAGGGTGTACCTTGTCTCTCGGTTATGTTTGCTACGTAAATTGCGTTTCATTTTTTCTCCTTTATCCGCAATAAAATAAATAAAAGTCCGATACCTAGGTATGCTGTCTACCTAGATATCAGACTGTAGATTGTAGGGTTGAATGGTTAAACCCCTGAAAAAAAATAAGCAGAAAAAGTTATCTGCTGATGCCCAGAGCATCAATTGCCTTTACCAAAGTATCGAACTGGTTGTCTTGTGCAAGGTCATAGAGTGGTTTGAGTTCCGCCCTAGTAGACTCTGCAAGGATGCGACCTATCTGAAGCGTTTTGACCTGACGTTTCTTATAGAACGATGACTGGCGAACCCCTATCATGATTGAATTCACGACACTGTATAAGCAATAGTATTCATACTCTTGCCTTTGTTGCTCTGGTGTATGTGAATTTAACCATGATTGGCTGGCGAACTGCAGGTACGATTCGAATGTAGGCATTCTGAAACCTGCGACTTGCCAGTCTGTTGCTGATGATACATCTGATACTTTAGTGTTTGTTTGTACTGCTGAATTGAATATGCTGTCCATGTCTTAGCTCCTTTGACTAAGTGATTTGTTTTTCCCACACCGAACTGTGTAGGATATCTCCCTGACAACATGTTGTCGGTGTCAAGGGGAAAGGTGTGGGTGGAATCTAGTGACGTAAATTCCCTTGACACTACGACAACATGTTAGAATAACAAGGTGAGCAAAGCGAACAAGAACAAAGTTCTACCCCAGGCGTTGAGGTGGGGGGGGTGCTAGTCAGTCTTGGCTTTGTGTGTGTATTACCCACCTCAGAAACTTTCCCATAAAAAAACTGACAAATCTGCTATAATCTAAGCTAAGGACAGAGACATGAGGCAATGCATAATATGTAACAGGGAATTACCTGATGGTAGATTTGATGACAACTGGCGACACAGGGTGAACACCTGTAGGGATTGTTTGAACGCATATCAAAGGGATATGAATCGATTAGTTAGAGAAAGGAGAGAGAGGAATGCCAGACGTAGTAGTAATTATCTTAGTAGTGTTGATACTGATAGTAATAAGGATGATAGTAGGAGCAATCAGGGTAATAGTGGATAATGAACGATACGAATGAAGAAGAAGAAGTAGAACGAGAGTATTCGTTATTAGAGCAGGATACTTCATATCGAGATGCGCAGGGGCGGTTATTGCGTGGGTATAAGCAGGTAGTAGTAGGTAATCCGAACAAGGCACGTAAGAACAATCCGAAGGAGAAGGGTAAGCAATTCAAGTTACTGATAGAGAGGGAGTTTGAGAAGATAGTAGACACTTATGTAAATGGGGAATTGCGGTTAGCAGAGAAGAAAGAAATCATGGCAGAGCATATAGCGAACATGGTAGTCTTTGGGCAGATAAGGTTACCGAGTGACAATCCAGAGGAAGAGGGCAGGGTACTGAGGTTCAGGAGTGATGATTACATGAAGCATTTATTAAGGGTATTGAGATACTTAGAACCGCCAGAGACAGAAGCGCAGGTCATCTCTGGGGTGGAGACAATCATATGGGATTTACCGATAGGACAGGAAGTACACCAGAAGCAGATGGCGTTGAAGGAACAGGAAGCCTTGAATCCGCCAGAGAAGATACCGACCCTGGAAGAGTTGTTGGGGGAAGAGGAAGAGCAGCAGACAGACCAGGAGCAGTAAGTTTATCAGACTGGTTAGGGTTTACTGAGAGGCAGTTAGAAGCATTAGATGCTATATTCAAGTATCGGTATGTGCTTTATGGTGGGGCGAGGGGTGGGGGTAAGAGTTATTTTTTGAGGAAGGCAGCAGTAGCCTGGCTGATATACCAGGCAAGCAAGGGATATCAGGGGGTACAGGTGGGGTTATTCAGCAGTACGTTTAATACTTTGAGAGACAGGCAGATAAGCAGGATAGCAGCGGAGTTCCCAGACTGGTTAGGGAAGCTGAAAGATAGTAAGACAGCATCAGGATTGGCATTTTATTTATATCCCAACTGGGGTGGTGGGGTAATAAATCTCAGGAACTTAGATGATATCAGCAAATATAAGAGTGCTGAGTTTGGTTTTATTGGAGTAGATGAGCTTACAGAGCATCCAGTAGAGACCTTTGACATACTCAGGGGTTCTAACCGCTGGGCAGGCATGGAGAATCCAGTGTTCGTTGGGGCTACGAACCCAGATGGGATAGGCAATGAGTGGTGCAGGAACTACTTTATAGAGAAGAAGTATCCAGATGAGCTAGAAAAAGAGAGAGACCAGTTTGTTTTTATACCTGCGCTGCCGAAAGACAACCCACATCTTAGTCAATCCTACTGGAAAGAGCTAGGAACGCTGCCTGCAGACCTGAAAAGAGCCTGGTTAGAAGGAGACTGGTACGTATTTAAGGGTAGAGCCTTCAAGAATTTCAATAGGAGAGTACATGTTATCCCAGAAAGGGAGATTCCAGAGTACTATACCAGGATAATCGGTGTAGACTGGGGCTATAGAAGCCCATTCTGCGCTCTGTTCATGGCAAGAGACCCAGATTCAGGCAGGATTTATGTATATCGTGAACTTTATCAGACAGAATTGACCGATAGACAGCAGGCAAGACTGATAATAGACAACTCAGACAAGTTTGACATGAAAGCGATACGCTTTGCAGACCCTTCCATGTGGAAAAGGAATACCCTGGAGAACGTAACCAGTACTGCAGAGGTATATGCTAAGAACGGATGCTTTCTCAGACCAGGAGATAACGATAGACTGGGTAGGAAACGGAAACTAGACAGGCTGTTAGGCAACCTGCCAGATGGATTGCCAGGTATCTTGTTCATGGAGAACTGTGAGCATATAATTAAACAATTAGAACTACTGGTGTACGACCCACACAGGTCGGAAGATGTAGATACTCGCATGGAAGACCATGCCTACGATGCACTAGGCTACGGACTGACGAATGCAAGAGAGTACAGACCAGAGACAAGAACGTATATGAAAGAGAAGTCACCCTATCTCTTCACGGAGAAGTTATGAAATATTCTATTATCTATGCAGACCCCCCCTGGAAATATAATAACCCTAAATCATGTTTACCAAAATTAGGTGGCATAACATATTCTGTAATGAGTCATGAGGAAATAAGTTTATTATCTGTTCAAGACATAGCAGCTAAAGATTGCGCATTATTTCTCTGGGCTACAATGCCAAAATTAAAAGAAGCCTTATATGTAATAGATGCCTGGGGTTTTAAATATATTACCTGTGCATTTACTTGGATAAAATTAAATCCGTCAGGTAGAGGTATTTATTCAGGATTAGGTCATTGGACTAATGGTAATGCAGAACTATGTTTATTCGCTAAAATAGGTTCACCAAAACGTATAAACAAAAATGTAAAACAAGTACAGTTTTATGCCAGAGGTAAACATTCTGAAAAGCCTGCTGAAATAAGAAATGAAATTATTAATCTGATGGGCGATTTACCAAGAATAGAATTGTTTGCCAGACAACATACACCTAACTGGCATGCCTGGGGTAATGAAATAGAATCAGACATAGTGCTAAAATTTAAAGAAGGTAACAATGAAAACGATTAAGGAAGCTAGAGAACACGCCAACGAATTAGAACTCAGTGGTGCTGATATCAGAACCATGCAGAACGCCATGGATGATATGGTACTGATGAACTGGGATAATAAACCATCAGATAAGGACTGGCTGAAATTCACGACAAGCCCTGAAGCAAGGAATACTTTTCTTGGGGCAGTGAGATTGCTGACTAGCACAGACCCTATCATCACTGTACCCTATGATAATAATGACAAGGTGGCTAAGGCTGCATCAGACCAGATAGAGAAAATCTGCAAGGCAGTCTGGTATCAGTCAGGCAGGATAAACCAGAGACCAGTCCATTATGATTTGATAAATCAACTGGTGCGATATGATGAATACCACCTGGCTATTACTAACACGCAGGACTTGTTAGATAGTAATCCAGAGTTAGAGAAGAGTTCCCCTGCTAAAAGACATAGGCTAGAGAAGATAGCAGAAGCCACGCCCTATCTCATGCAGCCCTTAGATGCTAAGTCTGGCTACTGGGAGAAAGATGCTTTCGGTCTCAATGCCTACTACAGGAAAACAGCAATGACCTACGGCTCAATGCTCAATGTGTTCGGGGAAGCTAACCTGAAGAAATCTAACCTTGCCAGGGAATACAGCAGTACAGACATTCTTTACTACCATGACTACTGGGATTTAGATATTCATTACGCCTGGCTGACAGATAGTGACCTGGCAACTGGGGGAAATGATTATCTTATTATTGGGAAGAAAGATGGCGGTAAACATAACCTGCCCTATATCCCTATCGTGGTACAGGTAGGGGAAGCCAGCCAGTTAGAAGATGACAATAAGTATAAGAGACAACCCCTGCTCTATGCTATCTGGCAGGCATCCCTCTGGGATAGGATGAACCTGGAGCTTACTGTGCTGTATACTAATCTATTTGCTGTGGCAAGCAATCCTATGTATGTGCATGAGACACAGATAGATGGGTCTACCCTGCCCCCTGTAGACTACAGCAGACCAGGCGGTGTAATTGACCTCAACCCAGGAGATAGGCTTTCTCTACTGCAGAGAGATGTATTCAATAAGGATATGCTGCAGGGCTTGCAGATTGCTAAAGAAACATTCGCAGAAAGCACCATGTATAAGCAGGCATTAGGCGAACCCCTATCAGGACAGCAGAGCTTCAGTACAGTAGCCCTGCTCAGTCAGAGCGGTAGACTGCCACTCGTAGCCTACCAGAGAAATGGCGGTTGGGGTATCGGTACTGCCTTTGAAATCATGTTCGATTTGATGAAAGACGCTAAGAGTAAACGCACTGCGCTTTACTTAGATGGAAGATTAGATATCGACCCCAGAGAACTGCCAGAAGATTTAGTGATTGATGTCAGGCTAGACGCAGCCCTGCCACAAGATAAACTACAGCAGATGAACATCGCTGCCCTGGCAAAACAGAACGGACTGGTGAGTACCAACTGGCTGCGTGAGAACATCCTGAACATCGGTCAGTCCGCAGATATGACAGATGAACTCTGGTCTGAAATCTTTGAAGATAGAATGATGAATGAACATTTCAATAAGCAGATGACAAATGAAATCAGACAGCAGGTGATGCAGGAGATGCAGCAGCAGCAGATGCAGCAGCAACAACAGCAAGCACAGGCACAGGCTGTGCAACAAAGAATGTCAGGCGCAAGACCTAATGTAGAAGAGAACCTTGCCAGGCAAATGCAGATGCGTGGCGCACCACAGGGGGAGATAGAAGAAAATGCTGCACTTGGGGGAATGCCCCCGAACATGCGCAGGGGCTTGATACCACTTGATAGACCTAACACACAACCTGTGCCTGCTGGTAAACTTAAGTTAGAGTTACAAGGCGGTGAGGTATATGAATGACATAAAGAGCTTCATGTCTATTTATATGGTAGCCAGGGCAAATACAGAAATGCGTATTGCCCAGATGACCCTGAACTGGCAAGCCCCATTACTGGCAATGATGGCAGCAGCCCAGATGCGATTAGAAGAAGAGCGCAGCATTCCGCAGCCCTTAGAGAATGCTATAGGAGACAACTATGAGTCCAACCCCTTCGCTTGATGGTGAAATCATTGGCACTTACAGACCGCCAAAGACATACTACCAACCCCCTAAGACAACCTATAAACCCCCTAAGCAGTACTATAGAGAAGAACCCTATCAGAATACTGGGGGCGGTATTTCAGATGCAGAAAGACAAAGAGCTATCAATGAAGCGCAAGCTAGAGAAAGAGCTAGATTAATTGCAGAAGCGCAGGCAAGGGCAAGAGCAGATGCACAGCGCAAACTAGAAGCACGCAACTGGTATAAAGCGATACAGGATTTTAAGAATAAAGATTCTGGCAAACTACCCTACACTAATTATTATGATGCCCGAGCTATTAGAGATAAAATAAATAAATATTATAATCCTAGAGACTGGGTAGTAAATAAAACTACTAACATGCCTGAATATATTGGCAACTATCCAAAAGCAGGTATTACAGATTTTGCAGCATTAGGTGCAGGATATATAGCTAATAGTGCAGTATCAGGATATAACAATCTGAAAAACTGGTGGGATATTAAATCAGAAAATCCGCCAGAGAATTTAAAATTTCTGCAAACAGCATCGCCTAATAACATTATGTCATATAATCCTATGTTAGGTCTCTATCCTACTAACCAGGGAAGTACTAATATTAACAATATGAGTAACGACCAAACACTAACATCGGAAAGAATAACATCCACAACAGCATCAGGTAATAAAACTTCTACAGGCAGTACTGAAGGCAGCACCGCAGGACATATGACTGCAGAAGAACAGAAAGCCTGGGATGATGCAATGCAGAATGAACGTATCAGTAAGTATGAACAAGCATTCCCAGATATTAAAAGTGAAAAAGATTATTACAAATATGTTTATGATACTGATAATCCTAAGTCTAAACTAACCAGGCTAACCAGGTACATCGATGGTATCCCGATTGAGTACTATACCTGGCGTGGCATAGATGGTAATCTGGCTGACATCGCTGCACCTATGGGGTATAACACTCCTAACCAGAGAAACTATGTAGATGCCTGGAGCGATGCCAGACTTCCTATCCCTGTAGATGCGATATTCCCAGAAGGAACATTACCCTCTGGGGGCGGTGGGGGTGGTGAAGAGTATTATGAATACCCTGACTATGGTGGGGGCGGTGGCTTTAGCTTTTGGGGCGGTGGCGGTGGCGGCGGCTATTATGGCAACGCCTATAACGAAGCCCTCAAACACTTCAGTACCTTAGTCAAATGGGTAATCTAATATGACATTACCAAATGCATTCAAGCCACCTAGTTCTGTAACGAATACTGTTACAGCTAATATTACTTCCCAGATACAACAAGAGCTAGCTAAGTCTAAGCTAGATTACTGGAAGGTAGTAGATGACTGGCGTCAGGCAGTAGGCAAGCCTGGTGCGATGTACTACTTCACTAACAGCCAGGGTGAAGGGCGTAAGCTCCTGCATCCTGAAGCTGAAGTACTGCAGACCAGGAACTACTGGGATGAACCACAGCGACTAATCAGGGTAAATGAACTTATCAGGAATGCACCACAGGGCTGGCAGCCACCTGACTGGCTGGATGTTGAGGGTGTCAGGGATGCCTATAGATATTTAGAATACCGCAATGGGGGCAGACCATATGATGAATGGCTGCGCTTGCCAGAAGATGACCCTGGCAGAGAACTGATATATAAAATACAGAGACCCCCAGATGAATTGATACATCCTGAAGAACAGGATAAAGAATGGCAATTCTATAATAATGCTAAAAAGTTTGAAGATTATTTCAAGGAAAGACTAGAACAATATAATTATGAAAAGCAGCTAAATCAGGAACAAGATTATCAGGATGCATTGAAACAAGAAATGCTTTCTGATATAAAAACTAATTTTGATGATTTACCTGCCTGGCAGCAAGTCTTATTAGCCACTACGAATAAAATACCTACTGAGAATCTGAGCAATGTACCTGAATATGTGAAAGGTACACAAGCGATAACAACAGGTGCTAGAGCTGCATTAGGCGCAGCAGGCATTACCAGTTTATTCTGGGGCATGATAGGCAGTGCTGCTGCATCTGCTTTATCAGGCACTATCGCAGGTACAGTACTCGGTGTGCCAGGTAATATCATTGGGGGCGTAGTCGGCGCAAGCATCGGATTATATACAGGCATACAGGCATACCAGGGCAAACCTGTAGCTCCCTGGTTAGATAGTATATTTCATGTATTCAATATGCCAGCAGAATGGACTGAGAGACAGATAGGTCTGCAGATACTCAAAGGTAAAGGCGTTGATATTGACTCTCTTACCAGGGAAGAAAAACAAATCGCTAATCTTACCTATGATGTTGGCGTAATCCCTATTAGTAATGTAATGGTAAATACATTATCACAAGTAACAGGCGCATTAGGAATATTAGAATCAACAGGACAAGTAGCAGACCTGAGCGCAGGTGAAGTCTGGGCATTCGAGCAGGGATATGTAGAACCAGTCAGCGCATACAATGGGCTGTCACGTGGGGATGCTTTAGTAGAAGCATTACTCCGCATTCAGACTGGTAAAGAAACCTACGATGATATCTACTGGGATATGGTACAGAGGTTCGGGTACACTGGCACAAGGAATGACTTCGTAGCACAGAACTTCTTAGACCCTATGCAGGTGATGCCCTATGCAGTAAATACGCTAGGCTTAGGAATAGCTAAGGCTACTCATGCTGAGAATGCTGTAAAAGCATTTCAGAATACCAGGGGTAATCTTGCTGCCGATGTTCTGCCTATGGGCTGGCAGCAAATCGTTACTGCAGTTGCTCAGAAAGCAGGCATAGACTTCAAGGGCACTGCAGGTATCTTTGACACCTGGAATCAATACAAGCTGCTGCTGTTAGATAATGCTAGCAGTTCTCTAAAGTCTGGTTACTTCAGCCCATTAGACTATAACAAGTTTCAGAAGTGGGCTATCGGCATGGAAGATACAGGGCGTGTGGCACGCTACTTACCAGATAGCATGAAGCAGAGCATACCTACTACCAGGTTAGGTAAGGTAATAAATTACCTATCCTCTATGGACTATGAGAGCAGGGCGATAACAATCCTAGAATGGACTAAAGAGAATGTAGATAGGATTGTGCAGGGAACTAAAGACCCTAAAGACATGCACCAGATGATGATGCGCCTGGCAGATAATATCGCAGATGTCAATGACGCAAGCACATTTTTTGTAGACACACCTATAACAAGAACATCTAGTATTGCCCTGAAAGATTTTATAAATGATAGAGATACGCAGACTATGCAGCATCTCTACGAAATAGCAGAACCTAAAAGACAATTGCTAATAGACTGGGCTAGGCGATTAGACACAGACCCTGAGACCCTGGTGCAGATGATGCGTGATAGGTTTTATGATGACATCGAAGATATGATGCTGCAGACTACTGGTGCTAACAACCAGTACTTCAGAAGAATTATGCAGAACAATCACGCATTAGACCCAACAGGGAATATCACTATCCCAGGCAGGCAGGCGATGCGCCACATGATGCTCAATGAATTTGACCCATTCATATTCAGGAAAACATTCTGGGATGCGCAGGAATACAAGGTACATTACTTAGATAGATTAGAGAACTTTACTAATAAGTTCCTAATAAAAAACTACAATCTAGATAATCGCCACTGGGTAATCAGACTAAGCAAGTTATTCAAAACCGCACAGAGCTTATTCCTGTTAGGGTTGAACCCTAGATGGGCAATTATCAACCCAGAGAACAACCTGACTAACACAGTCCTGGATGGGGCAGTAGGCTTCAATAGACCTAAAGATATAGATGCTATTATCAATAGGTATGAATTATTCCTGCCTGAGAGAGTGAGCCAGATTGAGAAAGACCTGGGTATCTCTGGTGAGATAATAGGTGTGAAGGGCGATGATGTACTCTCACGCCTGACCCACAGGCTATCTAAGTTCAACAGGAGCGTAGGCGTATTCGGAAAGTTGTCTAACTGGTTAGAGGATAGTATGGGTAGGAACGCAGTCATTCAGCAGTTCTCTACCTACTGGAAATCTAACTGGGATAAGGATACTGGTTATATGCCTATGCCAGATGATGTTGTGACAGGCTTGACCGCCCTGGGTATAAACCCCGATGTCGTTTATAAGAATGTCAATCGGGCTGCCAACCATGCAGAGTTAGATGCCTTGAAGATGGCTATGCAGCAGCAGCCCCCACCAGCACCTGCACCTGCACCACAGCAACCTGCACCTACCCCTGCGCAGCCAGTACCACAGCAACCTGCGCCTGCGCTTACCCCTGCACCGCAACAAGCACAGCTAGTACAGCAACCTACAGCTCAACAAGCACAGCCAGTGCAGCAGCCTGCGCCTGCGCCAGTAGAGACCCCTACACCAGAGACAATAGCCAGACAGCAATTAGTATCTGATATTGTAGATGATTTGATTATAAAATTATATCCAGAGGGTGACCTACCAGTCGGGCAGGAGCTAGAAGTTTACATAGGATTAGAGAGACAGATACAGAATGTCCTGGACTTATACGATGGTGACGTAGACTCTGCGATTAACTACCTGAGCAAGAGAGCAGAGCAGTCTGTAAATAGACAGCATGTCACAGATATAGAACAGATTAGGCAGGAGTATTCAGATAGATTTTTGAATGAGGGTGTCAGGGCTATCCCTGAGATATTGAATGAGTGGTGGTATGACGATATCTGTTTCAGGATGTCATTAGATGCTAAGAAAGATATCTGGATGAGTGACTATTATTACTTCCGTGACCTGGGCACTAAAGAGGGCAGAGCTACTGCTAACAGGATATTCAAGGAGAATAACAGCAACTACCAGGCTGCGCTGGCACGACACAATGAGACTAGGGCAGCTCGCAACATGGCACTGCTGGAGACATTAGATATAGAGGATGCTACCAGTCAGCAGGTGATAAGCCTGGTATATGCGAATGAAAAGCTATATGCCGATGCCTATGCAAAGCAAGAAGAGATATTCTCACACAGGGGCTACACCAACTACGAACATGCCAACAATGAGATAGTAAATCTCTGGTCTGATACTTATGAGAAGATAGGACTTAATAACGATAAGCTTAATGACTTGTACAAATCTATATTCGGATTGAATGATGAGCTGAATAAGATAATAGATACTATTCACAATGAACAGACAACACTGAAGAATACATTAGAGACTGCTAAAAATAATTTCTGGTTGTCTATAAAAGATGAAACAGATAATACTGTCAGGCATCAGAAGTATCAGGAGCTGCTGAGAACAGAGATAAACAAACTCTATGCTGAATACAAAACTAAATTAGAAGAACAGATACTCAAATTACCCGATGACAACCTGGTTAAGAATAGAGTCATCATGCCAGTATTGAATGACATAGATGCTATCAATGCTGAGTTTGAATACCTGATGCTGGAAACTAAATATAACCAGAGCATAACCGAAGCTGAATACAGGGAGTATGAGAGCTATGCTAATAACCTGATACGTGAAGCTGCCATAGAACTATTCCTAAAAGATGAGACCCCAGAGATGCAGGCTAAGATGGCTGATGCAATCCTGTTACTCTATAAGCAGCGTGCCAACAACTACACTAAGAACACTGGGCGCAATCCCTTGCTCGTCTATGGTGAAGAGCTGTATGGTTTCGGTAAGATTGGTGAAAAGGATGCCAGGTATGTACTGCAGACCTTTGAGGAATTTCTGAATAAGATAGAACCAGAAACAGGTATACCAGAAACAGATATCAATACAGAATATGATATTGAACCTAAGAAGGTTACATTCGCTGAAGCATTAGCCAGGCATAAAGAAATAGAAGCAGCAGTCAAGGCTAAGAAACTAAAAGATATTGAGGGAACTAAACCCAGTCTAGAGATAGAAATAGAGAAGCCTGTTAGTGAATTAGACCAGCGCAATGAGATTATCAAGGAAGCTAAGGCTAAAGGAAAACTAGAAGTAGCAGGGATGCTCAGCGATAAATACTATAAAGAGTATGGTGGTATGCACAATGAAGGCATCACTGCCACGAATACCTATGATGCTGTCAAGTCGGGGGAGCGGACTGCGCAAACATTCTTCAAGTCTACAGAAAAAGATTATGTTTGGGCGCAGAAGAAGAAAGCATATCAGACTGGGAAAACAATAGTTATTGATGGGGAAGGCGATACATACATCTATGCAGTTATCACTAAGGGATTGCACAAGCTAATACCAGAAACAGATGCTGATGCCTGGTGTAAGAAAGAAGGCTGGAATCGTACCTACTTTGATACACACATCAAACCTAAGATAGAGTCTGGTGATGTATACCAGATAGAATTTGCCTACCTAGATTTTGAAGCTAAGCTAGCACCAGTGCCAGAAGCAATAGCGGAAACACCTAGAGAGACCAGGTCGGGGAAAGCTATACATATCAAGGATGTAGAGACAGAAACTAAGCCTGCATATGAAGTATCAAGTAAGGGTGACAAAAGGTTCTCTGCCTTGAACGCTAAGCTGGCAGATGGTAGAACCATTGAAGAACATTACCAGGTGGATTACAAGGGATATAACAGTATCAAGGCAGGTAAGGGTAAACCGCCAAGAAACAATGATACACCTGAGCAATCATACCAGGCATATAAAGCACTCTGGCGACAATACTTCGATGAGAACCCAGACCAGTTTGAAACTATAAAAGAGATAGCAAGTACCCATGAACTGAAAGATAGCTTTGCGAAAACAGATATCAATCAGGCTAGAGCTATAACAGATATCATAAATGAGACATCCGTTCCAGAACAGATAACAGAACAAGCAGAACCTGCTGCCCCTACCGCTCCTGCTGTTCCTACCATACAGGATATAGCAGAGATGCCACGCTGGAGCGAAGTAGAGTACAGGGAACTGAAGGAGACTATAGGTGCATCAGGTAGTACTACCTGGATGGAAGATGGTAGAGCTTTATTGCGTGCCAGTGAAGCAGCAGACTTTCAGATATTTGTGCATGAGCTACTGCATGTCTGGTCTAGGCGCATATCAGATGATGACCTATCTGTACTTATCAAGGCAGCTATACCTGGTATGGATATAGATAAATATAGAGTGCTGATAGATAAACAGCAGAGAAAACTATTCAAGAAGAATGACCCTGATAGAGAAACGCTGAGACGTATTGATGAAGCGATTGTCAATGCTGCTACTAGGTACATGATGGAAAGGGATAGAGACTATGGCAGGTTAGAGCCTATCATGAATGATATCAAGTCCTGGTTGATAGATATCTATGAACGCATGGGATATGAGATGGGCATCTCTTTCTCTGATGAGATTGAAGATATGTTTGAAAAGGTTATCACGAATGATAGAGAAGTAATCAATCAGAAGATGACACGGAAGGCTATCGATGCACGCAGTCCTTACTATGATGTAGCTGAAATAAAATTACTAAAAGAAGGCACTGCACCTGAGAATAGGGCAGCAATAGTTAGAGATATCAAACGACAGTTGGATATACCTAATGAATACAAATTCTGGTGGGAAGATAATCCAGACATCATTGTAGTAGATGCTAATGATAATGTATTGATAGGTAAAGATACTAAGTTCCATCCAGGCTGGATGAAAAAATACATGATAGGTTTCAAGAGAGAAGAGAATGTATCTGCTGCGCCTACATACTCAGAGGGCATCAATAAGATACAACAGAGATATGAAGAACCTAAAACACGTGATGTATATGTTACCAAGGTAGATGAGGTATACCAGATAAAACGTAAGTGGCAGGATGAATGGGCTATGATGGGCGTACCAGAAGAATATATCAGGGAACTACTCGCTAATGATTACTGCCCTGTAGTACGTGTACCTGAAATAGAAAAGGTTGCACCAGTAAAGACCAGTACACCAGAAGCAGTAAAGACATATCCTAAAGTTTACTTTGAACCTATATTCAAAGATTATGAATATAAGCTGAACCAATATACTGAAGCGGTAAAAGAAGCCCTGAAGCTAGACCCAACCAAAAAGAACGCCCCAGTAAAAGAAGATATCCCCCTGCCTGTTAAGCGAACTAAAGAAGGCACTAGGATAGCAAATGAAATTACATATCCGCCTAAGAAAACACCACCTATAGCTAAATCTGATTACGATAAGATGAAAGAAATCCTGCGTGTTGGTGTCTGGGATGACACGAAACACTGGATAGATAAGGTAGATAAGCTAGAAAAGCGTATCTTAGAATCAAGAGATGCTGGCAAAATGACACAGCAGGAATACGCTGAGCTGCATTCACGATATGTAACCATGCATAACACGCTGATACAGCATATGAAAGACCTCAACGCATTATTCTATAAGGGAAAAGCAGATAGAGGTATGATGCTGAAGCGTGAAGCAATCACTGGGCATGTGAACAGAACCTGGAAGAAGACACCTAAAGTACCAGTAGAGCCAATGAACCAGGTAGATATCGCCTACAACTTCAAAGCCTATGGCAAGAATGATATCAGTTACAGACCAGATATCAAGTTTATATTCACAGAGAACCTGCAGGCATACCTTCAGAACCTGGGCATGACTAGCAAGATAGATGAGATAGGCTTGCCACACCCAGAGAAAATACACACGAATATCAATTCTAAGAACACACAATCATTCGCAAGGACAGACAGCGCAGGCTATCCGAATGAGAATGCCTTTGGACTTATCATAAAGAAATACCAGCAGAATGATGCTGGTTCTTTCGTGAACAATGAAGGCTACTGGCAGGATACCGATGCTGACTTTGAGCTGTTTACTAAATACAATTCAATGGTATTAGATAAACTGCAGGCAGATGGCAGACCTATAAAGTTTGTATCTGAAAACATAGATGTGTCTATCCTACCACCTAAGTTTGTACTCTGGCTAAAAGACGAATTGAAAAGTCGCTTAGACATAGACACAGAGATACATTACAAGAGGGGGAATAAAGATGGCTATCTCAAAGTAGTCATCCCTGACAATGTAGCTAAGGTAGAGATGGCAGATGTAGATGCTGACTTAGAAGTGCAGCGCAACCAGCTAGATGCACTTAAACTAGAGCGGTTAGATGCAATAAGAAATGAAACTAGTGAAGTAGAATTCCTAGATGATGTAATAAAGTTCTCATTAGATGTAACTAATCATAATAACTTCCTAAAAGAATTTATAGGTAATAACCTGATAGAGTATAAAGAAGCTGCCAAGATATTCTTTGATTTATTCAAGAGAACTAAGACACGAAGAGCTTTACATATACAAGTTAGTGACTGGATGGAAGCCAGAATAAAATATGGTAATGAGTCAATAGAAGCATTAGAAGCAATGCCTAAATTTATAAAACAATACTTCCAGAATTATATGGAATACAGAAATCCCAGAAGAATTCTTGATGAAAATTTGAGAACTAAATACCCTGGACAAGAACCATTATATGAACTTTATGAAACATTACTACAGTTTTCATATACTAAGGACTATACCTATACGCCTGTAAACCCAATTACAGATATGATGAACCATATTGTACCTGCGCTGGCATTATATCTAAACGATATCAGTCCAGCGTTTAGGAGATTGACTAAAAGTTACTTTGAATTGTTCAAGCCACTAACAGAAGCAGAAGCGGATGCTGAATCTAAATATATGGTGCGTGCTGGTAAGATATCTGAGTCTCAGAGTAAACGCCTGCAGGAACTGCGCTTAGAAAGAATGAGCAAAGAAACCAGAGAACAGTTATTCAAGGAGCAGAAGAGAAAGACTTTCAAGACTGATATCAGAGAGAAGGATAGGGTAGCCCCTGGCAGTCAGCGTATTGAGGAATTAGAAACCTGGTTAGAAGAAAATCCTAAACAAGAACCTGAGTTCCCTACTTACGAACCATTAGAGCCACAGCCTAAGTTCATATTCAAGCAGCCACCTAATACGATATCTAACTACCCTGCGGTAACGCATATCAACTATGGCAGAACACCTGCTGCCCCATTCCCTAAGATGGGTGCGGTCATGGATGAGATGAACACAAGCCACATTCTGCCTATGCTGAATATGTTCAAGCAAGAATATAAGGCAAGAACCAAAGGCACTAACCTTGATGTCAATCCTATTACTAGGGGAGAGGAGTTCCCATTAGAAAGCTTGCCCCCGACACGTGCTGTTAGAACCACGAACAATATGACTGCTCAGAAATTCAATGACTGGATTGATAAGGTCAAGATTGAGATGGATGAAGAGAAACGCATAGCTACCAGGTATGCGGTCATGATGCGTGATACATCTATGCATAATTACAATGAGCGTAATAATATAGATAACATCTTTGACTTCGCATTCCCTTATCAATTCTGGTTTACCAGGGAGATAGGTAAATGGGCTAAGCGTGCCCTGCAGAAGCCTGGCATCATCTCTTATTACTACAGGCGCAATCATATGCTAGAGCGCAATGGTATGTATCTGGAAGAAGAAGACTCTACCCCTAAAAGAATTATGGGGAAGATGAAAATCCCTTGGGTATTCAAAGAACCCTGGATGGGAGATGCAATCTATATCAATCCCTGGGCAGACCTGATGCCTATCAATAACCTGACGCAGCCTATACAGTTACTGGATATGGCAGCACAATCAGTGAACCCAATGCTCGAACTAGATAAGATGGTAAAGAGCAGAGAGATTACACAGCAGGAAGCAGACAATGCCATATTGAATAAGAAAGGTGACATCTGGGATTTAGCAAAAGATAGAGCAATAGAGACTAATGCGCAGGAGATGGGAGACCCCATGACAATTATGTCTATGATGCTATCCCCAAGTCTGATACTGCAGACAACCAGTAGAGCTATATCTAATGCTATTACAGGTGAGGACAGGAATGTACTGGCAGGTACACTGCCTGTAATGAAAACTGCTATGAGCCTGGTTGCTATAGGTGACAGCTTCGGGCTTATAAATGGTGGCAAGTTAGTTCCTAAGAAGAACACAACTAAGAATGAAATCGCCTGGTTCGGGGAATGGGGTGACTGGTTATTAGATAGAAGCCTGACTAACATGGCAGCACAGCCTAACGCTAAAAACTGGAAAGAAATATACCAGGCACTGCTCAACCATGAAGGAGAGCATTACAATGAAGCCTTGCGCAGGCTTATGTTAGAGGTAAGCTTGAAACAGCCTGGCACATTACTTGCCGATAAGCTGGCACAGGGAGACCTAAATGATTTACCATTCGCCCTTATCTTTACCTTGATGCCTGCATCTATATTCCCTGCAAGTGAAATGGAAATGCTAGGCTTGAAAGATGAACTATCAGTAGCCTGGGAAGCAAGGGCTAACGGATACAGTGAACCACTAACCAGGTTCTTTGATGAACATCCAGAGTATTATGCCAGGGCAGCACTCAATGATGAACCTGAGATGCGCTATAAGAAATTCATGGTGACAGAAATCATGGGCGCATACCATGACCTGAACAGCTACAACAAAGTAATCATCAAGAAGAACCTTGGTGAAGAATTTGTAGACAAGCTGTTAGATACTGCTGACACAAGCGGTATAGACTATGATGATTTAGATTATCAACAGCTAACAGAATGGGCACAGCGTCTGAATGGTTACATCATCGATGCGCCAGAAGAGATATCAGACCAGATAAATAAAGATATCCTGCGTACTCTGCCAGAGATAGAACTATTCACTGAAGATGAGATAGCAACAATAGAGACCTATTATGAGCAGAGAGATAAACTGTACCCAGAAAGTACCTGGATGAATGCAGATTACTGGGCATTACCAGAAGATGAACGCAAAGATTACCTGAACAGATTTCCTAAGCTGCAGAAATACTGGGCTTGGAATAAACAGTTCAAGATAGAGCATCCTATCATGGAAGAGTGGCTGGAAGTATTATCAGATAAAAGTGTCACACTTCCTCAAAGTAATGTGACACAAGAGCCACGAACTTACTATGGTATAGATGCTAACTTTATTGATGGGATAAAAGAAGAAAAGAATAAACTATTCCCCGATTACAACTGGAAACAGATTATCTATTTCAATCTACCTGGTGCTGATGTAGACCCTTACTATCAGCAGAGAGATAGATTATTCCCTAACTATTCTAGACTGAACACAGATTACTGGGCACTGCCAGAAGCTGAACGTAAAGGATATCTGAATGCTAACCCTGAGCTGAAAGCTGCCTGGGAATGGGGCAAGAAGTATAAACAAACTACGCCTATCAAGAAATACAGCAGTCCTAAGAAAGACTTTCTACAGCATAACCCCGACCTGCTGGCTGCCTGGGATTGGGATGAAATGATGGCGATGAAATACCCTGACTATGCCAGGTACAAAGAACTGGCTAAAGAAGAGTTTGAAACTAAGGCAGCCCAGACTGAAGTTGTCAAGCTGGCACAGGCGCAGGGTAATTATTATGTCCTATCTAACATACATGAGTTCGCAAGGCTGGAACTTTCTATGTATAAGATGACTGGGCAGGAATTATCAGAAGGAGCTAAGGATGAAATAAACAGATACTATATTAAGTTAGGTAAACCAGAACAAACACTCGAAGAATATATTGACAGTTTAATTAAATATTAGTGTATAATAAATAAAAGAGAGGTACTAAATGTCCGATGACACATTTTATGAGGGTGGGGAGATAGCAGAGGGAACTGCTGTTGCGTCACCCAAACCAGTTTCGCCTGGGAAGGCATCCCAACCTTTGCCAGATACGGAATCTAAAGAAGATGAGGTTATCACAAGTGCCAAGTTGAACAAAATCCTGGCAGACCTGGAAGTAAAATTCCAGAAGAATCAGGACAGAGTTGTCAGTTTGATTGACAAAAGGGTGGCTGCAGCAAAGAAAGAATCTGATATTGCTATTGAGAAACTAAAGAAGTCTGGTATCAAACTGACACCAGAAGATGAAACTAGAATCTCACGAAGTATGATAGAGGATGCAATGCTCGACACCGCTCAACCAGAACCTACTCAGGCGTCTGGTAATCAAGATGCTGGCAATGTAATAGCACAATTTGTGAATAGCGAAGCAGCTAAGATACTAGAAGAATTAGGTGTAGACATTACACCTGCGGAAGCTAAGACCTTGATACCTGAAGCAAATCAGTTATCACCCTACCAGTTTCTGCGCAGATTCCATGAAGTTGCTGAAGCTAAGAAAAATAACCAACAGAATGCCCCGACACGGATTCCGACACTGGCTACTACAGGTGGCACACCAGGCAGTGAAGAGGTATTGAAACAACAATACCAGAATGAAATCGCTCAGATAATGGCAGGTACACACCCCAGTATCAAGCGAGGACAGAACGAAAAGATTACTGCTATGAAAGCTGAATACGCCAAGAAAGGATTGAGGGGCATTTACTAAACAAGTGAGGTAAAACGATGGCTAACATAGCTAGTCCGTATTCAACCTATTCAGATACTACTCCGCAGAAGCGGATTATCTCTGATGTTATAACAATGATATCCCCCTATGATACGCCATTCCTTGATATTATTGGCGGTCTTGATGGGGGTTCTGGCAAATTTAAATTCATCGGCAAAGGCAAAATGGTAGAATGGTTGGAAGACACCTTGACTCCCCTCTCTGGCACATTCTCCCTTGCTGCTAACGAAACAGTCGGTAATGTAGTAACGCTCACTGTAGCTGATGGCAACATGCTCCAACCAGGGCATATCCTATTAACTGCTAACAGTGAAATGCTCTGGGTCTCTGCGGTCACTCCTTCAACTGGGGTTATCATAGTGACACGTGCTTTCGGTACTAGCTCCGCTTCTATCCTGACAACTGCTGCATTCAGCGTTGTAGGTATGGCACGTCTAGAAGGCGATGACTCCGACTCCATCGGATTTACCGACATCAGCACTAACTACAACTATACCCAGATTTTCCACAAGGAAATCAAAGTAACTGAAACAGAAAGGGTCATTGACAACTATGGTTTCTCTGACGCCTATCAATATCAGGCTGCTAAGTCCATGCCAGAAATGATGCGCCTGATTGAACTATCAATTCTCAATGGCTATCGTACAGCTGGTTCTGCTACTACCCCACGTGCAATGGGTGGGTATCGTACCTTTATTACCAGCAACACACTGTCAGGCGCAAGCATGACTCAAGCCACATTTGAGAATGCAATCAAACTCATCTATGCTGATGGTGGGTCTGGCAAATATACTGCTATCTGTTCTCCAACTAACATGCAGAAAATCAAGAATTTCTATGATTCTTCTAGCTTCCTGCGTGTGGATAGGACAGAAACTACAGTAGGTATGCGCATCAATGGCATTATCACGCCATTCGGTGAAGTAGATTTAGTTATGGACAGATGGATTTCTGATTCATACATTCCGATATTAGACTTGAACAATATCGGGATGGTAACATTACGCCCATTCGCAGTTGAAGAACTGGCGAAGACTGGTGATGCGATGAAGACCGAGCTAGTCGGTGAGTTCACATTAGCAATCAAAGCTAACGAATCACATGCGCTCTTGTCTGGCGTAAGCTAAAATAGTTATTCTAGGATGCCTGGCGAAAGTCAGGCATCCTAGACCTAATTGAATATGTCACAATTAAAAACACCTACAGTAGTTAAATGTATTAGATGCGGGAAATTAATGTACGTAAAGGAGTTGTCAATTTATTTAGATGACCCAGAGCATCATATCCTTAATGATATGTTGAAAAATTTAAGTCAAGATGCAATATGCGCTGAATGTAAACGAAAAGAAAAATCTCCAATAATTATAATAGAAAGGAATTACCGATAATGACAAAGCCAAAAGTAGAGCTTGGGGTAGCTTGCTTAGGAATGCAGAACGCTGCATGGTGGTCTAACATTATGCAAATGATAATCTATGCAAACAAAGAAAATAAAGTAGATATCACAGGCGTTCAACTATCTGTAGGAATGCTGAATGATAGAAATAAAAATGCTATCATAGGTAATAGTATACAGAGACTCAATATGACGGATGAGGGAAGGAATAAAGTAACTAAAGGATTCCTCGCAACGGATGCTGATTACATATTCTGGATTGATGATGACACTGTACCACCTCATGATGCCATTTATAAATTACTAAAATCAGGACATGAGTTTATTTCAGGAATTTATTTTCTAGGTGCAGAACCATATAACCCGATTGCCTATGTAAGAAATCCACAAGGATTTTACAATGCGATAGATGACTGGCAAGAAGGCGCAATCATGGAAGTAGATTCTGTTGGTATGGGCTGCGCTCTAATTCACAGGTCTGTATACGAAAAGATACTAGACCAGTATGATTTATATCGCAGGAACAATGGTTCATTACAGCCAATCCATAAGAAATATGTACAGAAGCCAATCAAGACAATGCATACAGTAAAAGAACATGCGTATATTAAGAATGGCATTTATCGTGAACAGTTAACAATTGTAGATAAAGATACAGAAGATGTATTTCCATACTTTATGTTAGAGCATAATCGTACTGAAGACCATATGTTTTGTGAGATGGCACAAGAAGCAGGCAATAAAATATATGTAGATACCAGCATACTATGCGACCACTGGAAAAATATACCTATCAATAAGAATAATTACTACAACAAATACTTCAAGGATGAAGGATTAGAATGATACCTATCAAAGCAAAAGTATTAGCAATCGGCAATCTGAATATAAAACCAGAGGAAGGCACACAGATAGACAAGTGTTTGATTAGAGAACTGCCAGCTGAAGGTGAGAATGTTTATGACATGATTTACTGTATGAACACCCTGCCAGAGCTGGAAAGAGATGAAGTACCAGGTGCGCTAACCAGGATGATGGAACTGATTAGACCATTCGGTGAGATACAAATCATGATACCCAGTGCAGAGTATGCAGCTAAGCGTATCTATAAGTATCATGAAATCACTGACCCTATCCTACAGGTAGTACCCTATACCATGCTATATGGTACTAAGGCTAATCCTTTTAGAGCTTGTTATACATTACTGGCAATGAGAGACATAATAGAATCAGTAGGCTTGATACTGCGCAGAACAGAAGCTGGTCTCATGGAAGTACGCAAACCAGATACAAATGAGTCTACTCAAATACCCATGCATGTACTGGTAGCTACTAAAAATGAATGAGCTACTATTACTTGGGATTGTATTTGTCTTTTCTATTTATCAAGCTTATCGTTATGCCAGGATAGATATAGAATTAGACTTTGCGACCTGGGCACTCTGGGGTATAACTGGTGCAGTCTATGGTAAAGACTTTCTTGATTGTAAAACACCTGCGGTACATCTCTGGTATCTACTCCTTTCTAAAATAAAACAAGACCATCAGGTAATGCGTTTCATCCATTACAGTTTCTTATCTGTACTGGGATTGATTTATTATCTGTTGAGCAAGGATGCCACTGGCACAGCTATATTTATTGTGCTGGTGCATTCAGGTTTTCTCTATGCGTTCAATGGTAATGTTGGGGATATACCTGCAGGCTTGATACTCATATCATTTACGATAACGAACCCCTGGATATTCGTAACCCTGATGGTACTGATAGTATTCTACGAACCTAAGCTGGTGCTATCCGTACTGGCAATGATGCTCTATCGCATTACAGATATCTGGCTGCCTACCCTGACCTGGGGTGCTGTACTGCTGGTAATCGCAGGATATCTCTGGTACTACAAGCATGAAATCTGGCAGAACCTCTGGTATCAGAATATAACTATACCTAAGCGCATGACGAAATACCGCAAAGGATTATATATGTTCATGCCTGGTTATACTTCTTCAGTATTCTTATATCTATTTCCCTTATTCGCAATAGGTATTTATTACAAACCAGACATACTATACTGGCTGCCTATGTTTCTATACATAGGCTTTATAGCACTGGGTAAAGTAATAAGAACACAGCATATGATGCCTGTTATAGCCTGGATAGCAGGGGCAGGAATGCCAGTAGAGATAGCAATCGCCTTAACGATAATAGATTACAGCGCAGCAGGATTATATATCGGGGATATCTGGAATCGTTTTTACTCTGGCATGAAACAAACCATTGAGGATGCACGTAAGATAGGACTAGCATTACGTGAATTACAGGGTACGCTCTGGGTGAATTCAACTAATCCAGAAATATATATCTGGGCTAAAAAGAAACCCCCATATGGAATGTTAGAACTGGTAGAGATAAACCATGTAGCAATAGAGCGTAGAGAAAAAATGCTAATTAGGCTATATGAATACCCTGCTGACTGGATTGTAGATATGCCAGGTGGGGTAGGAATACATTATGATTTCAAGGGATATAGATTGCAGGGCAGTGTAGGCATGTTCAATATATATCAAAGGATAAAGAAATGACAACTTTATATGATGCTCTATTAGAAACAGCAATGTTGTGTGGCGTGACTAAGGGTGGACAGACTACAGCTCAGCACAGTACACCAGCAACTAATCTGATAGATACGAATAGATATGAGCCAGATGATTACTTCAATAATGGTTTATTGTTTATCCGCTCTGGCACATATGCAGGGTCTACCAGGCGTATTACTGATTATGTGATGACTACAGGTGTGATTACATTCGCTGCCACAAGCACTGCTATATCTATTGCATCAGGCATTTACTACACTGCAACTAATACTATCCGTGATGAACTAGTGCAGGCTATCAATGAAGCGTTGCTGATGATGGGTGAATATACAGAAGTAGATGAGACACTCACTGTAGTAGACAATGCCACAGAATATACACTGCCCACAGGCGTAAGCAATGTCAAACGCATAGAGGTATACACAGTCAGCACAGCACCTTATGGCTTCAATCCTTTATTCACCTGGCGTGAGTTAGGCGGTAAGATATATCTCCCTGCAGAGATAAACAGAACTGCTGGCAATACAATCAGGATATATTACAACAAGCATCACAGCCACGTGAACGCTGATGCCGATGCCATCAATGACTTATTCAACATAAAACGATTAGCCTGGACGGCTACTGCTATGTTCTTGATGAACAGAATGCAGTACTCAGGCAATTCAGATGAACGTGAAATGCTGTTGTTCCAGAACGCACAGATGCAGGTACAGAGATTAGCATCCGCATTCCCTGTTAGCAAAATAGAAAGAGACCCGATACTAGCGAGGTATTAATGACAACTAATAAATCCCTATACACTACTACTGAAACCTCATTAATAAAAGTAGGCCCAGCCGAACCTACTCCTACCCATGATATCAAGTTTACTGATAAAGATGGCAACAAGTTAGGATTGATACTGGCTAATCGTATGGGGAAGAATGACCCGAAGGCTATGGTGATATCGGCAATGCCGAGAACTGCTATGCGTACTGCGCAAGGTTCAGCAGGGTATGATGATTTAGAGTTGCCCTTTACCACAGAAGTACAGGAAACCTGGATAGGTGGAAGAGGACAGGAAACATTCAGTAATGATAGAACCAGGTTCTATGACAGCTATCGTATAGATACAACGAAGCAATATCCTGTATGCGCACCTGATGTCATAGCACAGACAGGGTTGAGTGGTGCTAATAATATATCATCTACTGCTTCCCCAAGCTATATTAATTGGATTCTAATTAAAGGATATTTATTTACTTACGCCTTAGATTCTACAACTGTCAATAAAATTACTATGTCTATAAAAACTGATGATGCAATATTCATTCATTATACAGCACATGTAGGAGCAAGTGAACCTACATGTGCTGATTATGACTCGTATGCAGAACAAAGTTATAGTAAATTATTAGTTGGTAATGGGGATTACCAAACAATAGAATTAAATTTCACGCCTGTAACAACAACAAGCTATTTATGGTTAACTGTATTTATAAAATATGCACCTAATTGGGAATATTTTTATAATTCTGCTGTATATGTAAAAACTTCTGCTAATAATTCAGGCGATATTTACTATGATGTAGAAGATTCGTGGGCTTCAGTTAAAGAAAACACTTATCTTTATACAAATATTTATACAGAAGCTAATGATTATAATGTCAAGTTATTCGAGTATAAACGTCAGCTATATGCTATATGCAATAATGTAAGTAAAGGCGGTGCAGCACTCTATATGAATGGCTGGCGTGGTGTAGCTGATGCAAGCACTGCAAGTACGCTTGCGGATGCAACACAAACAGGTTGGGCGAATGACGCTGCTAAGGGGTGTGTGGTGCTTATTACGAATGGTACAGGTGAAGCAGAAGACCAACCCTGGCGATTGATTACAAGCTCTGCGTCTGGTGTACTGACAGTCTTATCCCCCTGGAAAATAACACCTGATACCACAACCGAGTATGTCATTTTAGGCTCTAATGTCTGGACTGAGATAGGTGCATCAGGAGACCCACCAGCATCTCATGGATTGACTAAAGCAGTTACAGATGTAGAGGTCGTAAGCCCTACAACTAAAGCTGAATATGTAGTATTCGCCCAGGGCGCATATGTCAGTAACAGGGCAGCCATCAGGTTCATGCGTGAATATAATAACTCAGGTACTTGGACTAGAGAGTTCGCAGGACTGGCAGCCACGCAATGGGAAGAATCAGACGATGAGCAAGATGCCACATGTTATGCAGATTTCTTAGAGGTTGGTGTATTAGAAACAGGGGAGACTGTACTCTGGCGTGCACGAGCGGATAACAGCAAGGTAGACTTCAGCTATATCGGTGCATGGGATGCAGAGTCAGGCAATTCTTATTTAGGTACAAGCGCAATGCTTTACTTTGATATCAATCGCAACCTGCGCAATGATATGAAGATTGCCAGGGCAAGGGCAGAAGAAGATAAGGTAGATGAACTAGCAAAACCTAATGACGAACAAGATGTATTCTTCAAGAACTCATTAGAGAACCAGATGGAAGATTATACCTGGCAGATTACTAAGACAGCTACAGCTCAGGTAGGTGACTCTGCTGGCTCTGATAACTGGGATGGTACATTCAGAACAGAGCATAAGTTCCTGCCTTACTATATTACTTGCGGTAATACTAAATCAGACATTACCAATATGATTATGTATGGTACGCCTAAGATACCTTACATCATGAAAGAAGATAGCATCGGTAATATCTACAACAATATCTATCAAGAGATACCTATTGAGGAACTGCATTCAGTCAGGTCAGAGATAAATGGAACTGCTGCTATGCATTATGGGGTCTATCTATACTTCAACTTAGAAGGCTGCAGGATAGAAAGATACTACGACATGCGTCTTGATGATGTTTCAGTTACCAGGGATGAGGGCTTACCATCTATCAGGATGGGTGAGATAGCTAAGATGCTGCCTTATCCAGGCAGATACTATGCTGCTATCAACGCAGGACTGTATGGTATATCATCGGTTATGTGCAACAATGAATTAGGATGGCACGAAATCTACCGCTCAGATACTGTAGGCGCACCTATCACGGATATATATATGCAAGCAATACCAGGTAATAACTATCCTGATAGACTCTGGATATCAGAAGGCTCTAATTTGATAGCATTACCTATTGCGATTACACCACTACAGCAATATCAATATGAATTCTTCGGGCATGGTACTACGACTTTATCTAATGTGGGATATATAGAAACATCCTGGATAGATTTTGGTTTGAAAGATGTCAATAAATATTTTCATTCAATAAAAATATTCAGTGATTACAGTGATGATATATCATCTGGGCAGGAATATAAGATAAATGTACAGTTCAAAACAGACATAGATACTGACTGGATTGATATAGGTTTTACCAGGGCAGAAGTCACTAAGGAATTAATGATACAGTATCCTGAAGCTTATGTACCTGCATCTTATAATGGGCATAACGTATTCGGTAAAAAAATCAAGTTCAGAATATATATGCGCCCAGTGGCAAGCGCATACCAAACACCTATATTGAAAGCAATAGTAGTGAATGGTGTCCTACGTATGCCAGTGAAACGTTCCTGGAATATCACAGTACATCTAGAACCGATGAAAGACCTGCAGGATAAACCACTGACAGATACACCAGGGATGATATATGATAAGCTATTCGCCTGGTCGGATAGTGAGACACATGCCACGCCACTGCTGATGAATACTAACGATATCATCACAGATAATAAATATGTATTTATAGACCCTGCCAGTGTATCTAGTTTCCAGGCACTGCAAATCATGGGTGCAGGTTCTAAACAAAAAGAATACAGACATATAGGACAGCTAACTATATATGAGGTATGATGGCTAAGCTCAATCAAAAAGAAGTTACTGTACATGGCAAGCCTGTAGATTCTATCAATGAATATTATGTATCATTAGCTCTAGATGCATTGAATTTAGATTACAACTTTCAATACTTTGTAGGTGCAATCAATATCAGAGGTTCTCAATCAATAGACTTCTTGGTAAAGACTGCACCTAAACCTACACCATTATTCATACATGGTGAATACTGGCATGCAGCCTGGAATAGTGAAGAAGAGTCATTCAAGATGGCAGAGATAAATAGAATCTCACGTGGCACTTGGGCTGATGCTATAATTATATGGGAACATGAATGCGAAACAGAAGAAGATGCTCGCAAGATAGTCAATGAGTATTTCAAGTGAGGTGACCTATGGCTAAGAAAACTAATAAACATCCAGGGTTCAAGAAGGTACAGTCAGATATTGCTAAGCGTAAAAATCCTAAGACTGGAAAACCTTATGGTGAGAAAGCTGCAGGTGCTATTCTCGCAAGTAAAAGTAGGAACGCTAGCAAAGCAGCTAAGAAAAAAAATCCTAGATTGAGCAAAGTCAAATGACAGATAAAATGGATAGACCAGAAGCAATGGCAGAACGCATCCGCCATTTAGAATTAAGTCAGAAGAGAACTTCTAATCCTGCTAAAATATACCAGCGTACTGTAGCACCAACTGTTAGAGGTAAAGTCTATCCTAACTTCATTCCCCTTACCACACCCCTAACTAGCACCTCTTGGGATGGGGATGCAAGAAGTACAACTGCTAAGACACTAATAGATTTAAGTGAAGTGTTCAGCGTACCTGCTGGAATCAAGGCAGTACTATTAGAAGTGGCTGCACGAGATTCTGGTAGTGCTGGAGTAGAAACAAGAATAAGATTTTCCCCTAACGATACAGCAAATTCAAGTGCGATGGAATGTTATCTAACGGGAAGAGCTAATGACCAATATAATGTTTCGTCAGGTATTTGCCCTTGCAATGCTAATGGCGACATCTATTATCAGATAACAGCGAGTGACACCAATAGTATGGATGTATATTTGAGAATCTGGGGTTACTGGTTATGAACGCATTTGGAATTGACATAAGTAAATGGAATATAAAAGATAATAAGACGCCTGACTGGTCGCAAGTGAAAGCATCCTGCAACTTCATTGCTATTCGTAGCGGTGTGAGTTGGGGATATACCGACCCCTGGTTTACCCATAACTGGGCAGGTGCTAAGGGTATGTGCAGAATGGCATACCACGTCTTGTACTTTGGCGAAAACGCACAGCGTCAAGCAGACAATTTATTTAAGATTGTAACGCCAGTTGATTGGGCACATGACCGGCTTGTTCTGGATTTGGAAGTGGACGGTGGAAACAGTAAAGCTAAAATCACTCAAACGACCAAAGAGGTTATGGAAATCTGCAAGGCGAGGACTGGTTTATATCCTATTCTATACAGCCGAGCCAACTGGATTGACTTGCATTTAAGTCTATCCGATTTGCCAAAAGCAGACCTATGGTTGGCACAGTATAAATATGCTCTGCCTTATCCGCTCTTTACGCCTGAAGCATCAAGTCCACCGACCTTACCTAATGGCGTTACGGGCTGGCTTATCCACCAGACAGGTGAGAAGTACTCTGGCAAAGAAGTCGGCGTATCATCGTATTATGTAGACAGCAATCGCTGGAATGGGGATGTGCATGCTGTTCTGGATTACTTTGGGCATGGTGAGGTTGAGCCAGA